AACCCAGGATTGTTAAAGAGGCTAGTAGTTTCATAAAGGTCGTTTTATTACTATTGCGTTTCAAAAGTATATAAAAAAAACTATTATTCAGAACATTATCGGCTTAATTTTGTTATTTGTATCTATTTATTCGGCCTTTTTTTGTATTTCTGGAAGATTTTTATAACTCCCTTTGTCTTAGGAAGTTTGAAAGAAAGAATAAATTCGAGGTAACGAATTGGCAACCGTTTCATTTTCTGTGCTTTGCTGTGAATCGCTATCAACGTCACTCATCTTGATGCAAAAGTAGCAATAAAAATCCAAACAATCCTCATTTTTTTATATTGAAAAGTGGCGCAAATATGAATTAATTTGCTATCTTTGCCAAATGATGTCAAGACAAAAATAAGTAATATGCTGTTTACAGAGAAAATAAAAGAGCTACGCGTTCAGAATCAAATGCCTCAAAGGCAGATTGCTGCTGCTCTTAATATAGACACTGCAACATATTGTAAGATAGAAAAAGGTGAACGCAGAGCCAAGAAAGAACAAGTCGCGATATTGTCAGAGATGTTTCATGTAGAAAGAACATATCTCCTTACATTATGGCTTGCTGACAAGGTAACTGACATGGTTTCTGATGAACATATTGTTGCATCAGAAGCTCTTTCAATGGCTGCTGAAAATTTAAGAAGAATAGGTTAATATGACTAAAGTGAAATTATACCCAGAGTTAGAAGTCCCCGAAATGCTGTTAGCAGATAGGCGTTCTGTGTATGGACTGAGGACATATGTCAGCCTATTCAGTAGTGCGGGTGTTGGTTGCTACGGCTTTAAGGAAGAGGGCTTCTATTGTGTAGCTACGGTTGAATTATTGGAACGCAGATTGAAGATTCAGAAATTCAATCAGAAATGCGTTTATAACAGTGGATATATTTGTGGTGATATGACTACGCAAGAAACTAAAAATAAGGTTTTTGCGGAGTTGACTATGTGGAAAAGAGGATTTAATCTAACAGATCTAGATGTGTTGATTGCAACACCTCCTTGTCAGGGTATGTCTGTTGCCAACCACAAGAAGAAAGATGAATTAAAACGTAACTCATTGGTTGTGGAGTCTATAAAAATGACACAACAGATTAAGCCCAAGTTTTTTATATTTGAGAATGTAAGAGCTTTCTTAACATCCGTATGCACCGATGTTGATGGTCAAGATAAATCAATTAAAGATGCTATTGAGGCTAACTTGTCAGGGACATACAACATTCTTTATCAAGTCATAAACTTCAAAGATTATGGTAATCCATCAAGTCGAACAAGAACACTGGTCATTGGCGTTCGTAAAGATTTGAAAGAGGTTACTCCATACGATGTTTTCCCAGATAAGCAGCCCGAAAGGACATTAAGACAAATTATTGGCCATTTGCCCTCGTTAAAAAAGATGGGTGAAATTTCAGAAGATGATATTTATCATAATTTCAGGAAGTATTCGCCTCGTATGGAATCTTGGATTGCAGACATCAAAGAGGGGCAATCCGCATTTGATAATACAGATATCACAAAGATACCACATAGTGTAAAGAATGGTGTTATTGTGTACAACGCTCGTAAAAATGGCGACAAATATACTCGCCAGTACTGGGATAAGGTAGCACCTTGTATTCATACTCGTAACGACATTATGGCAAGTCAAAATACTGTTCATCCTGCTGATAACAGAGTATTCAGTATTAGAGAGGTCATGCTTATGATGTCCGTTCCTTCATCTTTTAATTGGAGCGACATCCCTTTTGATGAGTTAAACAAAATGTCATTGAAAGAGAAAGAAGCATTCTTGAAGAAAGAAGAAATGAATATACGCCAAAATTTGGGCGAGGCTGTGCCTACTATTATATTCAAACAAATTGCAGCTAAGGTTCGTAAAATATTATGCAAGCCAACTTTGTCTGAACAGGATATAAAGATGTTGATTGACAAAAAGAAATTGGCTACACATTCTTATTTGGTGGACTATATTAGAGGCAATAACCATTATGGCTTTGCTGAATTGTCTAAAATTGCGGAGTTGGCAAATGCTCAAAGGGAAGACAATGCAGCATATTATACAAGGCAAGACATATGTTATACAATAGTTAAGAGTCTGCCTGATGCAAAGAACTATGCGGAACTAAACATATTAGAGCCATCAATTGGTGTAGGCAATTTTTTACCTGCCCTGATATTGAAATATGCAAATGTTCAGTCTGTTAATATTGATGTGGTAGATATTGATGCAAACAGTTTAGAAATATTGAAAGAGCTGGTTGCAAAGATTGATGTGCCTAACAACATCCACATCAATTACATCAATGCCGATTTTTTGTTGCACAACTTCGACAAGAAGTATGATATTGTTGTCGGAAATCCTCCATACAAGAAGCTAACAAAAGAGAAACAGTTGCTGGCAAAATACAAGATTGGCGCATCCAACAAGGATACCAATAATATATTCTCGTTCTTCATTGAGAAAGCAATGAGAATTGGCAATGTGGTATCATTGATAGTCCCCAAGAGCCTAATAAACGCTCCTGAGTTTGATGTAACACGCACTCTTATGAAAGAGAAAAATATTTCTCGCATAATTGATTTTGGCGAAAAAGGATTCAAGGGGGTAAAGATTGAAACCATTTGTTTTATTCTTGATACCCAAAAGAAGCCTCAGAATACATTTATAGAATCATATATCACAGATGAGGTTAAGTGTCATCAGCAAGCATATCTAACAGACGATAGATTTCCTTATTGGATAATTTATCGTAACGAGGCTTTTGATGAAGTGGCTGACAAAATGGAGTTTAATGTATTCAAGGCATACAGGGATAGAGTTATTACCAAAGCTATTACAAAAGATAATGGCAAAATTAGGGTGCTAAAATCTCGAAATATTGGTAACAATGAGATTGTCAATATCCCTGATTATGACTGTTACATTGATAACATTGAGGGATTGGATGTTGCAAAATACCTGAATCAAGCGAATTGTGTTTTGCTTCCAAATTTAACATACAATCCTCGTGCTTGCTTCTTGCCAAAAGGTTGTATCGCTGACGGTTCTGTAGCAATCCTTACTTTGGCAAAAGATGATGACATCGTAACAAATGAAGATTTGGCATTTTACGCTACTGATAGTTTTACTAAATTTTATGCGATTGCCCGTAATTTAGGCACACGCTCACTTAACATTGACAATAACTCTGTTTTCTTTTTTGGAAAACTCAAACAGCAAAGGATATGAGAAATGTAATCAACGAATACCTTAGCCAATTTGATTTGGATGTACGCAAGTCAAATGATGCTCGATTCATGGATCAAAAATGTACTCCAGATGTAGTTTGCTTTATTGCAGACAGTGTGATTAACACCGTTATTGATGTTAAAAAAACATTCACTGTAAATGATATATGGGAGTCTCAGTATTTTATTAAGAATGCGAAAGCTGTATTTAATAAACCATTGCCTACCAATAAAACAGCGTGCCATGAGTATGACAAATTCATACAACAGCCATTGCGAATGTTGGGATATGCTCATGTGCTTGAAGTAACTAAGACAGGTGGAACAAATTATTATCGGATTGTAAATCTTGATATACTTGATTATATTGCTCGAAGGGAAAGAAATGCATACAACTTCTTATATTGCTACTTTGAGAAAGTCCTGAAAGACAGTGATATGTGGAAGTATTTTGAGGAATATAAAAGTAAATGTACTTTGGGAACCATTACAAAATCAGATTTTTCAGAACTGAAAGAACGATATATAAGATTTATCATAGGACACACCAAAGTAAATGGAGATGTTGAGGTAAAAAGAATGTTCCCAAAAATCTTAAATATATATGCTGTTGAAAATGGCATCAATGGAACAGAAAAAGGACAGATGTCTAAATATGCATTTACATTCTCTGATTTGATGTATAACCGCAAGAACTGGAGAGACCTTAATAAAGATAAATCCATAACTCGCCAAGAAGCACAACAAAAGCAGGATGTAGAACAGCAAGAAGCATACAATCAGTACTATGTTCAAAAAGCTATGAATCTACTCCGTAGAATACAAGAAGAGAGTGAGGTACACGATCAATGGGGAAATGGCGAAGCAACACAGATTCATCACATTTTCCCTAAATCGCAATATCCGCAAATTGCTCATTATATAGAAAACCTGATTAAACTCACGGCAACGCAACATTTTACAAAGGCACATCCTGATAATAAAACTCAAATAATAGATAGAGATTATCAGCTTACTTGTTTGTTGGCCAAAGCTGATACAATAGACAAATCCCTACAGGTATTCGGTGAGAAATATTATCGTAAAGAGTCGTTTGTTTATGTAATAAATACTGGACTATTAACAGACATCAGTACAAACTTGTCATTCAGTGATATTAAATCAAAGTTGATTCAAATCTATAACGCTGCATAATAATGGCTAAATATCCTAAAGGTTCGGAATGGCGTATATGGGATTTGCATATCCATACACCAGGAACAGCAAAAAACGACCAATACGGCAACGATGAAGCTGCTTGGGAAGCATATATTGCTAAACTAGAAGAAAATACAGATGTTGCAGTCTTAGGTATAACCGATTATTTCTCGATTGAAAACTATTTGTTTTTAAAGCAGAAGCAAGCAATGGGTCGTTTGCTAGGAAAAACTATACTTCCCAATGTCGAGTTGAGAATAACACCAGTAACCAGACAGGAAACACCTATAAATATTCATGTTATTTTCAATCCTGAATTATCAATAGATCTCATAGAACGAGAGTTTATTGGTTGTCTAAAATTTAGTTATGGGGGCTCTGAGTACTCTTTTACAAGAAGAGACTTGATAGCATTGGGTAAAGCATTCCGTAATGACAATTCACTTGATGATGAGTCTGCAAGAAAAGTCGGTATCGGACAATTTAATATAAATTTCCAAGACCTATATCGTATTCTACAAAAACCGATTTTGAGGAATCATATTATTGTTGCAGTTTCCAATAGTAATAAAGATGGCAATAGTGGCATTCAACATTCCTCTATGGAAGCTACCAGATTGGAGATCTATCGAATGTCAGATATGATATTTTCTGGGAATCCAAATGATGCTCACTTTTTCTTAGGGCAAGGGGGATTAGATGCAAAAGCGATAGTGGATACTTATGGTAGTATTAAACCTTGTGTAACTGGTAGTGATGCTCACTCTCTTGACAATGTTAATGTGTTCCCCAATGATAGAATTACATGGATTAAAGCAGATCCCACATTTGAGGGCTTGAAACAGATTGTTTATGAACCAGAGGGGCGTGTTTGTATTCAAAAAGAAAATCCTACCTATAATATAGAAAAATGTCCATTTACAAGAATATTAATACCGACAAACACCAATGTATTTGTTGATGAAACGGATATTTCTTTTGCTCCTCAAGAACTCCCTTTGAATAGTAATTTGGTGTCTATTATTGGTGGTAGAGGAACTGGTAAAAGCGTTTTAATAAACTATATTGCAGCAGCGTTTCATAAGCAAACGCAAGCAAACAACTTTAATATTAATTCTGATATTGTTATTAGTCGCCAAGCCTCAATAACTGAAGAAGCAAAAGATTTTAAGGTCTCAGACAATCCTAATGTTCCTTTCATGTATATTGCTCAAAGTCAAATTAAAGATTTAGTGCAAAATAAAGATAAATTTTCAAGGAATATACGTGAAACTATTGGGGTTACAGATGAGTATAGTATTTCTCCAGAATTCTCGTCAAGAGCAGAAATGGCAATCAACGAGTATTTTAGAATAGTTAAGATAATTAATGCTAATAATACTACTCCGCAGGAAAAACGAGAAATAATCGGTAGGGAAATTAAAAAATATAGCGATTTTATTACGAATATTACCTCTGAGCAAAATAAGAAGAAACTAGAGTCTTATAAGAATCGGGTTGGCAAATTAAATCAATTTAATTCGTGGATAAATGCGCTCCAGCAACTAACATCAAATATTGATAGATTCACCGTTGAAACAAATGAAAATATATCTACTTGGAATGAACTATTTAAATCTCAAAAAGTAGATATTCCGTTAATAGATACTTCAAACACTAATAAATATATCATCGATCTCCTTATTCCTCGTCTCGTAGCTGCAAGAGAAATAATACAGAAAGAAATTACTGATACAAAAAATGAGTTTAAAGATTACAAGGGTGATTTAGCTACATTGTTATCAAATGTTTCTGTATATCAAAATAAAGTCTCTGAACTATCTAAGCAAATGGAGGACATTGGACTGGAAGAGGCGAAATATAAAACCATTACAAATGACGTATTTAAAGATTTAGGAATTGAAATAAAGAACAATATAGAATCATATACCCATCTAATCGAACAGAAGTGGAAAGAATTCAAAGGAGATGATGCATCCATTGATCCGAAAAAGAAAGAGTTGTTAGACCTGATTCTCCAAGAGAATTTAAATGTATCAATTGATATGCATTTTAACTCATCTAAGATGTATAGTCTATTGTTGGAAAAACTTGATGGGAGAAGTTATAACGAAGAAAAAATCCGGCATATTCTTAATATTGAAACTTTAGACGATTTTTATAATTTTATATCGCAATCTACTGAACATAACATTTTCAGTCCTAAAATTAGGGATGATTTGAGAGGACGCTTGTTGGAATTGTTTTTTAAGAGATATACACAATTTATATCGCATGATGTAAATGTAACCCTTGCAGGCAAGTCCATAACCAAATTGTCATTTGGTCAGCAAGGTACAATATATTTAAGATTGCAAATTGCTGCTAATATGTTTAGTGAAACTATTATATATGATCAACCTGAAGATGATTTGGACAATAGTTTTATTACAAGTGAGCTAATATCAATTTTTAAAACAATAAAGCAATACAGACAGATTATCATTGTATCCCATAATGCAAACTTAGTCGTAAACTCAGATTCAGAGCAGATCATCATTGCGCAAAATGAAGATGGACTACTGAAGTATATATCAGGCTCTTTAGAAGACCCTCATATCAACAAAGCTGTATGTCAGATATTGGAAGGTGGAAAATTTGCATTTGAGAAAAGAGAACGAAAGTATAGAATTAGTTAAATCATTATATGAGAATAATAGGAGTATGGGCGACCACAAGATTGACGGTCGCCCTTTTTTTATGCACAAAGTGGACACTGTCCAAAATTTTGTGTAAATAAAAACCGGGATTCAGATATAAGTCCTCCTATATCTGGATTCTGTTTTCAAAAATAAGCATAAATTGATTCATAATCAATCCCCAGTTAGCAATAGGCATCGTCCATTTTTTTTCAATTTCCATCAGGGAAAGATACACGGTCTTTTTTACGGCATCGTCAGAAGGGAATGAAAGCTTTGATTTAGTGTATTTTCTGATTTTTCCATTCAGGTTTTCGATAAGATTCGTAGTATAGATAATTTTTCTGATTTCCAGAGGGAACTGCAAGAAAACAGTCAGGTCATCCCAATTGTTTCTCCACGAGAGTATGGCATAAGGGTACTTCCCTCCCCATTTCTTTTCCAGCTTGTCAAGTTCCGTGGCAGCCACTTCCTTGTTGGGTGCATTATAGATATTCTTCATATCTGCCGTAAACTCTTTCTTGTCCTTATAAACGACAAATTTACAGGAGTTCCTGATTTGATGAACCACGCAGATCTGTGTGGCGGACAGAGGGAATACGGTACGTATGGTATCCGTAAATCCGTTCAGATTGTCAGTGCAGGTAATCAGTATATCCTGCACTCCACGGGCTTTCAAGTCAGTCAGGACACCCATCAGAAAGAAGAACTTTCCGATTTGCCGACCCACATGCCAAGAACCTCTTTCAGACCGTTCTGCTTCAGGCCGACACAGAGATAGACGGTCTTGTTCATGACCTTGCCATTATCACGTACTTTAAAAACAATTCCGTCCATCCAGACTATCAGATAAACCGGATCCAAAGGACGGTTCTGCCATTCCTGAGCGGCCTGATTGACTTTGTTCGTGATGATGGAGATGGCCGATGTGGAAAGTTCAATCCCGTATATCTCACGCATCTCTTCTTCTATGTCGGAAACGCTCATCCCTTTGGCGTACAAAGAGATGACGAGCTTTTCTATGGAAAGTCCACGGCTTTCATGTTTGGGAACCGCTATCGGCTCAAATTGGCCGTTACGGTCACGAGGAATAGAGATGACAGACTCTCCATGTTCAGTTTGGATTTTCTTGGGATAACTGCCATTACGGGAGTTGCCGGTGTTGTTGCCCGACACTGAATGCTTCTCGTAACCCAAATGGACATCCATTTCTCCCTCAAGCATCTTTTCCAGTACTTGGGCATGCAACTGCTTCAAAAACTTGCTAACGTCGGCTTCTGTCTTGAACTGGCTAAGGAACTCCTTGCTTAATACCTCATCAGGCACTACTTGATTCTTTTCTTGCATAATCTTCTTCATTTGGTAAATGTATAAAAATTAAAAATACGGAACTCTATCTGAATCCCGTATTTTCATTTACACAAAATATTTTATAGTACCACAAAGTGCCAAATGTATTACAACCTCATCCCCCGCTTACGTTTCTTCTTCCTGCGAAGAATCTCTGCCATTTCCTGATTGGCTTCTGCATCGGCGGCATTGTATGAGGAATTGACGTTCAGCAATCCAAATGAACCGCTGAAAAACTCGCCGTGTCCAGTGGTGGACGGTGTTGGAGTAGTAGCCTGTCCCAATTCATTGTCTTTTGCCGTTGATGCCAGTTCCATGTATTCCTCGCGTCTGTTGCGCTGCAATACCGCGCCAATCTTGGAATAGCTGAAACGCTTGTCCACTTTGGAACCGTTGAAATGGTAGCCGTTCTTGGTGAAGACCACGCCCTGTATTTCGTCCGTCTGCCCCTTGTGCTTGAAATGCACTTCCACACCCTGACGCTTCAAGTTGGCGACAAGCACGTTCCAGTTGCCGCACCTGCCGATCTCCGTTTTGAGGATGTCGTAAAGTTCGTATTTCGTCTTGTCCGGCTCTTTCAGCCGCTCACGCTTGACGTTATCCTTGCCGTTTGCCATGTGAAGCCCGTACTTTTTAGTAAGCTTCTTGCATATACGGGTGCTGCGTAACCGCTCGTTCCTGTCCGAAATGGTATTACTGCTATTGTCGATGCGGTTGAAGGCGATATGTACGTGCGGATGTTCCTTGTCGAAGTGCCTGGCGATGAAGAACTGCGTATCACGGATGCCCATCCGCTCCATGTATTCAAGCGCGATGCCCGCCATTACGCGGTTCGTCAGGCGTGGCTCATCCTCTTTTGAAAAACTCAACGCAATGTGTCCGACAGGCTTCGACACCTTGTTGTTCATCTGCCATTGGACGTTGAAACTCATGGCGATGGTGTCCTTGTTTTCCATGAACAAGCCATCGAATGCGATAACTTGGGCATTCTTGTCTTTGTCAAGTATATAATCCACTACGCCCTTGAAGTCGTTTCCCTTTGTGATTTTTGCCATCATACTCCTATCTTGTTTATAAGTTCATGAATCCTTGCCACCGCCACCTTGCAGTCCCAACCGACTTCGGAATACCCTCCGGCGTTTGCCTTTCGCGCAAGCTGGTTGAGGTTGTTCGCCATGCCGCAGAGTTTGCGTACATGGTCTGTGTGTTCTTTCGACAACCGTTCCTTTACATAACCGTTTCGGAAACATTCCCTCATATATTCGCTCGGTGATATGCCCGCCTCATACGCCTGTGTCAGCAGGCGGAAGTAATCGGCTGCCGCCATTTTCACGCCAATGCGATAGCTCAGTTTTTCTGCCGTTTCCTTTTTCGGGCGACCGCCCTTGTTACGTTTCCTATATTCCTTGTGTTCCATATTCTGATTATTCAATGCTGTTACTGACTATATTGTATAGACCAACGGGATGCCACCTCCTGTAACTTGGATGGTGGACAGCAAGCGGTTTCGGTACACCCGAAACACAAACTTGCTACCTCCCAATCCTTGAAGAATGAGTTTCGGGCAGCTCCCGTTTTTGCTGTTGGAATGTCATAGTCCCAATCCTTTCTTCTTCTGTTTTACGATAGTTCTTGGTGGTGGACTAACGGCTAAATCCTGCCGTTTGCCACACAGGTAATCGTTCAGGTCTTTATGTCCTTTGTAGTTGTCAGAGAAGTTGCGAATGCGTCCGGCAAACTCCCTCTCCAGTTCCCAATACGCCCTTCTTCCCGCCTCGTCATTATCAAGCAGGCAGTGGATGCGCCCGTACCCGTGCAGCACATCTATGGTTTTGGAAACATTGGCAACCGAATTGAGGATGACATAATCCTGCCTGTCAAGGTTGGGCATGGCTGGGCAGTTCTTCATCCGCAACGTGAGAAAGGAAAGATAGTCCGTCATGCCTTCGAATACGAGGCATTTCTCTCTCGTCTCTCCCTGATGCCGGATATGGCTGATATCTTTCGGGGCGATACAGCCCTTGAAGAAACGGTTGCGCACTTCATATCCTCCCGCCACGTTCGGGAAACCGATGGCGAAATAAGGCTTTCCATTATGGATGAAGTGCAGTTCTCTACATTCCGGCTTTGCCAAAGCGATGTCTATACCCCGTTCCTGTAAGTAGCGGAGCAATGCCGGATGGGTGAGTTTCCTCACCTCCAGATGTTGGAAGCTCGGTTCGGATGCCTGCTGGCGAAAAGAGAAAGACACGGGACGGATGTGTGGAGCCTGTTCCGCTATCCTGCCAAGCAGGTAAGGCACATGGTCGGACGCATAAAGTTCCTGTGCCAGTGCGATGATGTTGCCGCCCCTGCCCAGTCCGTAATCGAACCACAGGTTACGGTCGGTGTTCACCTTGAACGAGGCTTCCGTTTCCTGCCGGAAGGGGGATTTGTACCACAGGCTGTTTCCCTGTTGCTTTACGGGCGTGTAGCCCAGACTTTGCAGATAGTCTGCGATTCTGATTTGTTTGGCTTCTTGTATGTTCATGATTTTACAGAGGATTTGACAGTGGATGTAAAAACGTTGATTTGATGAATGATAGGTGCAACATATTTATATACAGTATTATAACCGCTCAACATCTTCTCAACAAACCACTCGACAAAAGAGAAACCAATAAACGGGTGCTGTTCCTCTTTCAACAGCCTTTTTTGATTGTTGAGAAATTGTTGAGAATATATATTGTTAATTATCAGCATAATTATGTTCTTATTCATCAATTCAACAAAAGAAGAATGGTATTACAGGGATTCAAGCTGTTCCCTTGTGACGGTGTAGAAACGACCGACTCTTTTTATCGGCTCATATCGACACTCCCGATTATAGTTGAACTGGTAGGTGGTATAGGTCAGCCCGTTGGATGCAGGTGTGAGCTTCCAGCACTCCTGCAAGACTTTCCGGACTTGGTGCTTTTCTACCTTTACCTGCGAGTGTATCAACAAAAGAAGAATATCGTTATAGCAGAACGAGAACGTGCCCGTGCCTGTACTGTCCATGATGTCAAGTATAAGCTCGTACATCTCGATTTCCAGACGGTTGCGGTTGCTGCGGATAATCTTCTGCAAGGCTTCGGTATGCAGCAATGAGGGTGCGAACCACATCCGGCTTTCTTTTTTCGTTGCCATTGTCCTGTGCTGCAAATGATGTAGGAAAGCCGGGATTTCCGTTTTCAGCTTTTGCAGAAAATTGGTGTCGTCGGATTGCAGGCGGTTTATCTTTCGCACCCAATAACGTGTTTCACCCGCATCGATGATGACAGGCAGATACTCGTTGTTGGAACACAGCACGAATTTGGCGAAGAAGGCTATCTCGTCACGGTCTTTGCCTTTGGCTTCCACCTTGTAGGAGAGTGTGGTGCTGAGGTTCTTCAACCTCTCGCTGTCCTCCCTGCGGTTGAGCAGCACCTCGTCCACCACGATGAGCAGCTTGCCCGTCCAGTCGGAATTGAACTGGCTGCGGAAATCCTCGTTGGTGTTGAACGTGACATTGTTCTGAAACACGGCTTTCAGGAAGTTCAGGAACGTGCTTTTGCCTGTGTTGCGCTCTTCCGATACCAACAGCAGGATAGGAAGTTTCTGTACGGGTTGCAGGTAGAGCAGTTGCAGGTAGTCCATGCCCAACTCGTACTGTTCACCGAAGATGTGGCGCACCAACGACTGGATACAGGGAAACTCGCCTTGCTGCGGGCGGTGCTCTATCGGCTCGTATAGGTTCAGGAACTTGTCCACTACAGGACGGTAGTCCACATGGTCGGGGACGGTGCAGAAGCCGTCATACTTCGGCACGGTGGCGAGATAGTCCTTGCCGTAGTCCTGCCGCAGCGTCTCGTTGTTCCACACGATGCGTTTCTTCACATAGCCACCGTTCAGACGGGGCTGGTTCACTAACTTGTAGAGGGTCGTACCCACACGGATAAACTCCTCTTTTTCTGTATTTTCTTTCTTCATCGGCATCTTGATTTTATGACTGTCAGATGTTTGTTTGGCGCAAAATTCGGCAATACCCGGAAGTCTGTTTAACAACCCACACGTGACTCACGTAAGATTTTCTTTTATAGCGGAGGACATACGAAGTAAAAAGCCCGAAAAAGAACATATCGGAATGGCTCTTCTTCGGACTTGTCGTAATCGTACGTATGAATGGCAATATGCCTATTCATATATCCGTATAAATACATTGTCGGTAATGTGAATACGCATAGGTTTCATTACTTCATGCCGTCATATCATTAGGGTTTATGCCTGATAATTAGACGTATTCCTTCCATTTATACCCAGCGAAAAGAAGATGCTTGTTTTCTCTTTTCGCAAGTACAGCCTTTCAAAAACGGTATTGCGTACCTGTTCCGCACCGAAGCTGTTGATGCGGAAAGCAAGCGCGACTATCATCGGAAAACTGAACACATCGGCATGATAGCCGTTTTCCAGCCGGATATACTTCTGTACCTCGTATTCTTTCAGTACACCACTTTTATACACGGTTTTGATGACAGTGCGGAGTGTCGGGACTATTACTCCGAACAAATCCACCAATTCCGGTTCGCTCATCCAGATACAAGCAACATTATCCGGCATGATGATGTTGTCGGATTCGCCCATTGTTATGATGTTTCTTTCCATACTCATGACATTGTTATCCCGTTAAACGTCTTGCTCAATTTATCACCGAACATCGTCAGGTCATTGTCGAGTTTCTGCGTGGTTATCTTCGCATATATCTGGGTCGTGACGATGTTCGTATGTCCTAATACACGGCTCACGCTCTCGATGGGCATACCCTTGCAGAGAGCCAGCGTCGCGAATCCATGACGGGCGCAGTGGAAGCTAATGTTCTTTGTTATGCCGCATTCTTTTATCATCCGTTTCAACGGTTTGCAGATAGACCAGTAGTTCAAGCCAGGGAATATGCAGTTGTCTTTTTGCATCGGTCGGTAGCGTTCTATTATCTGCAAGGGTATATCCAACAGCTTCACTTGGAATGGGACTTTTGTCTTGTGGCGTTTGGACAATATCCACTTCTCACCGTTCACCTCCACGATGTTGTCATTCGTCAGTTCCTGCACATCCACGAAAGACAATGCCGTGAAACTGGCAAAGACGAAGATGTCACGGATGTATGCGAGCCTGCTGTCTGCAAACTCATGTGTCATGACCGCTTTCAGTTCATCTTCTGTCAGATACTCGCGTTCCTTTACATTGGGGCTGATATGGAACTGGATGAAAGGATTGCGCGGTATCAGTCCGTTATAATGCGCTTTCATGACCACGCCTTTCAGCCACATACAGTTTGCCCATATCGAACCGTTCCGCAATCCTGCTTCCGTTGAGAGGTATGCGGCGAACTCCTTGATGAAATCGGGAGTAAGTTCCGGCATGGACATATCGCTGCGCTTGTAAAACGACTTGATGAATGCTGCCACATGATTTCTTGCCCGTACACGTGCCCGATAGGTAGCCATTACCCTGTCTTTGCCCACCCGTTTCTTGAACACCTCATTCTCACGGTCGAAAGCCTTGAGCAAGGTCTCATACTCGCTGCCGATACCCTGAAAGGCGTTGCGCACCATTTCAGCCGTAACGAATGCTTCACGGTCGGATATGCGCTGGTAATGTTTGATGATTTGCGCTTTGATGTTGTCCAATGCAAGATTGATGTCCCGTGCCTCGCGGCTCTTGCCTTTGGCCCGGTTGCCCTTGATGTCCCAAAGCGTTTTCGGGACACTCTGTTTGCAACTGAACTGCGCCACAGTCCCGTTGATTGTAACCCGTCCCATAATGGGGACAATGCCGTTTTTCTCCTTACTGCCGTTCACGTAGAACAGCACCTTGAATGTGCTTCTTGCCATACTCGTTTTTTGTTTGCAAAGTTATTACTCAACGAGTTAGACCTTGATATGCCAACCTGTGCCACAAGCTGCCAGATACAACACGGTATGTTAAAAATCACCATCCGGCGGGTAACGATTTGGAGACCGTTCTGCTTCATAAATCCGCTTTCCTTTGCGTTACCCCGATTTTTCGACTGTCCTCATTTGGCTCCGCAAACGCCTTATTGACAGGCGTTACGAAGACATTTATCCCTTTTTATTCGTCTTTTCCAGAGATTTTTCGTATTTTTGCAAAAAATACAAAAATTGGGAGCACATGACAACTAGTATAGACATAGCTAGAAGGATAGCAGAAGTTAACCATCCTCTCAGTAGA